CAGTTACAGATACGTCCGCATTTGCAGTGGTGGTGACGCTACCAACCGATCCGGTTGCCGAGAGCCCTGTTGGGAAAACGCTGATCCCAAGCTGGATCTCAACTGTGCCAACTGCGCCTGTGCCCGCGACGCCGGTTGCAGATACATTCGCTTCAGCATCAACCGTGACCGAGCCAAGACTGCCGGTGCCCTCTACGCCATCAGGAGACGCTGTTGCGCCCGCAGTGGTGGTGACAGAGCCTACAGCGCCTGTCGCCTCTAGCCCGGTGACACTAACATCTGCGCCTGCTTCAGCCGTGGCTGAGCCAACTGCACCTGTGGCCTCCAAGCCTGTAACAGATACACTTGCGTCTGCACTAGCCGTTGCAGAGCCAACTGCACCTGTGGCCTCTAGCCCCGTGGCTGACACATTTGCATCGCCCGTGACCGTGACCGACCCTACCGCCGAGGTAGCCTCCAGACCCGTGACCGAAACATCCGCTCCAGCGGTTGCGGTAACTGATCCTACGGAGCCTGTCGCCTCCAGCCCCGTAACTGACACATTTGCGTCGGCCTCGACTGTAGCCGAGCCAACCGATCCCGTTGCCTCAAGACCCGTGACCGAGACATTGTTTACCGTGAGGACGGAGACTGATCCTACCTGACCAGTGGCCCCCGCATTGGTGACACTCCCTTCACCCCACGCGAGATCGCCCCAGTCATCCCGGCCCCAGCCAGTAAGTGGAACGATCACTCCAGCCATTAAGCTATCCGGATAATCGCGTTACTCGCATCTGCCGTGGGAAATACAATGGTGAAGTCTCCGGCAGTGGAGGTCTTGTCTGCACCAAAATCCAATACCACAACACTGGGGTCACCCGATGCTGAGTCGTTATAGATTAAGGCCCCGCGAGCAGTGATGGTGGCAGTGCTAAACGTCAAGTCAGCAAAATCTGTCAACGCGGTTGTGCCGCTTGTACTTGGGTCAACCCGAGTAAGAGCCGCACCTTTTGCTGTGTACCCCGTTCCAGACACTTCATTTGTAGCGGTATACGCCGTGGTTGAAGCATCGAAAGACGCGCTATTTGTATAAAGCGCAAGATTAAAGGTGCTTCCGCCTGAGTTTTTGAAGTTGTGGACCGCTTCAAGCAATTCCTGCTTGAAAGACGTGCACATAAAGTTTCCGCTAAACGCCATTTAAAGCCTCCTGATAGCTTCGGCTAAGTCTTTTTGCCCTGCTTCGATAAGGGCGTTGTAAATGGTTGTACGATCAGACTTGATCGCTTCCTTCATGTAGTGCAACAGGACTGAGCGAATCTGGCCTCGGTATGCCAGAGCCTGCTGTTTTAATGTGGGATGAGCAGTATCAGAGACGGAAACAATCCGGTCCAAGCATCGCTCTGCCACTTCCTCGGGGGTAAACCCCCTGTGACTGGTGGTTTCTACACCAACAGTGCCGATTTCCATTTCGAGCATTAAGTTCTCATCTTCCTGACCGCACCGCTACGATAACTGTCGGTGGTGCTGTACCCTTCGCCCAACTCCTCTAGGCGCTGGATTGCATCCTCATACCTTTGAACATACAGGCCCATAAGATCCGCGTCGCCCTTGAGGTAGGTGTACGCCTCAACTAAGCACCCATAAAGCAGTGTCGTCTCTGCGTTGGTGCCTAGCCAGCTCGTTCCGGATGTAGCGGTTGTGATTGACTCTGGTTTGTGGAAGTAATGAAGCTCGACTGCAAAACTACTGTTTGGCGTGGGGCCAATCAAAAAATAATCTTCACTAAAGATGGCATACGCCTTGGGCACGCCAGTCACTGTTGAATCTGGGTATGCCTCACGCATGAAGTTTACGTCTTTAAACAACAGGTACTCATACCCTGAGTTGTCTATAGCCAGCGAATATGGCGACAGGAAATCTGTCGGCATCGCCAAGTAATTGTTACTCGCCGTCATGTTAGCAGTAACATTCTTGCGAAAATCAGGAAGCTGGCACCGCTTTAGGATTCTATCTTCTGCCTGCGTAATAATAACTGGCAGGTTGTTGACGAAACTGGTCTCGTTCGACTCAACGTAGTCTTGGATCGCCTGCTTTAACGTGGTGAAGGTAAACGCCATTAGGATATCTCCACCGTTACGCGACCGACGTGCCCTGACATGTCGAGACCAACAGTGCGGCTACCCAAAGCAGTATTGCCGCCACCCACAGGGTTCCACGCATATAGAGCCCGACTTTCATCCAAACTATTGTCGGGTCTTGGATTTCTAAGCGCTTGCGGATCATTCGCATTGACATCTCCCAGCTTGAGTTGGGGCTGGTCCTTGTCAACAACGTCGCGCCCAACAAGGAGGCCATTCCATCGGCCATCCTCAATCTGACGCACCAAGTCACGGAGCGGGTACCGGAAGCCAGTTCGGTCACAAAACCCGTAAGCGTGCTTGCCTTTTGCGTAGCTACTCATAAGTCGTTGTATCCACCCGGAGACATGTACAAGGCGGCTTTTTCTCTTGCCGCATCAGCCGCAAGCGACCACTGCTCCTCATAGACCTGCTTGAGCATTGGGGCCATCTGCATGACTTCCGGCCTCTTGCTCGCTATTTGGTAGGCTAGCCCCGACACCAAGCACGGCAAAAACCTTGCCGGCACATCCATGTTGTTTGATGCGGGACTGCCAGTATCTTCTATACGTTCCATGTAGTAATAGGCGAACGTATAGCTCGTCGTGGCATCTGGTACAGGCCAGAAGTGGACGGTGATTCCTGTCGGCTTGCGCTCGACGTAATACTGCAATGGGCGGCCCTGAGTCAGCTTGTTGGTCTGATGAGCGTACTGACTCACCGAGATGCGTTGCATCGTTAGGTCTGCTTGCTTGGAGGTGTTGCCTGCGTCTGTGCGTAGCAAGCCCTCTATAATATCTAACTTGTCAGCACTAAGGTCGTAAGATCCTGTCCCCGCAACAAGAGCCAGCGAGGTGTCCCGAACTGTCCAGAGATTAAGGCCCCTGTTTTGCCACTCAAGCATGAGCAGATCAAGACTGCGGCGAGCAGTTTTGTAATCGTACCCGCTCCTAAGCTCCAGCCCTGCACGCTCGTATGCCTCTTCTAATATGTCAGACAAGTCAAGGGTAAAGCCTGTTGTTCCGCTCGTTGCCATTTATACAGTCCGCCCTCTAGTCCTACCGCGAATCGCAATGCCGTTTCTACACTTCGGCTTTGGGATTCTGCCTCCGTTGGATTTTTTCTTAACGCCAGCCTCAGAAAGCGCAATCGCTACCGCCTGTTTGGGATTCGTGACCTTCTTGCCAGAGCCGCCAGACTTCAGGGTCCCCTTCTTGAACTCACCCATTACCTTCTTGATCTTGTTTTTTCTGGAAGAGGGTGCGTTTTTTACCTGCTTTGCAGTCTGAGCCCTGCTAATAGCCATGCCTCACCACTTAGTCTTGTCGGCCCAATATGCGGCAGACATCTTCCCTTTCTTGATATTACGACGGTGGCGAGCCTTGAATGACTTGCGCTTGGCCTTCATTCTTGCTGACTCTCCGGATTTTGGCTTGCCAGCCGTCTTGGCGCCCTGCTCCCCAAAGCGGATAATTTTTTCCTTGCCGCCCTCGCACGCCTTTACAATATGTGACTTCTTGGGGTGATTGGGTGTACGGCGCGGCTTGTTGCAAGACATAGCCTTCTTGTCTACTCGACCACCCTTCTTGTAGTACACCCTCATTTACGGTGCCTCGCTGTCTTTTTGGCCACCTTATTGGGCTGGCTGGAGTGCTGTTTGCCCTTCTTGGTGTCAGCCCGCTTCTTGCGGGATGTGGCGGCATACTCTTTCGCAGACAAGGACTGGATCGCCTTCTCAGGCAGATAACGCTCACCAGTAGCCTTCGCACCCTGTGTGCTAGGCTTTCCAGACTTGGTGCGCCACTTCTGCTTTGTCCACTTCTTTAAAGACTTCTGCGATTTTTTGAGCGCCATTAGTCTCGGTACCCGCCGCCTTTGGCCTTGTACTGCTGTGCCAGCATTTGTGCTTTTCTGGCGCTCCACTGTCCGGGCTTGCCGCCTTTTCCACTGGCCTTGATCTTGTTAAACAGATTCTTGCGCATAGTGGGCTTAGTGTAGTTTCCAGCTTCATTCACCCTCGACTTTGTTTTGCCGCCCTTCTTGTAATAGAGCCGCATCAGTCGTAGCTCTTCTTAACCTTCAGAACAATGCTGTAAGAATCACCATTAGTATGCCCAACAGTGGTGAATTTGATATCGCCAGTCTTGCCTGCGCCGGCATTGTTTGGAATGCCAATGAACTCAGAAAAATCCAATGAGTCTGAATAGTCAGCAGGAAGCTCCCACGCCAAAACATCTGTCGTCGCGTCAAACAGAATCTCCACGCCCATGCCAATCGTTGAGTACCAGATGCACTCAATCTGTACGCTTGTGCAGGCCGCATCATTAGCGGGGTTCTTTGAAAGGGTAGACACGTCGATCTTGGTCACGGCAGATTCGCCTGTGCCATCACTGACGTTCGTAAATGCAAAAATTGCAGTGCGTGGGCCGTCCTCGATTGTCTGACTGGTAACTGTGTCAGCCATCTTTGTCTCCTAGAAAAGGGGGGCTAAAGCCCCCGACTAGATTATTGATCGGCAAACGCTGGGGCAGTTGCGCTAGTTACAGTGCCGAAAATCTGATAATTGGTGGAGTCTAAACCAACAATCGTTACATCAAATCCAGCAGGTACGTTAATTTGAATACTGCTGTTAGAGTTTCCGTCAGAGAACACCGCGCTTACTGCATCGTCGGTGTCTAGGAACGTGACGCCGCCTATGAAAAAGTTGGTGTTGCCGGGAGTGACGATGATTGCGTCAGTGGCATCTGCCGCGCCGCCAGCGTAAACAAACCGAAACACCGAGCCTGCAACGGGTGCGGGCAACGTGTAGGTGTTGTCTTGTCCGCCGTCGGGAACGAGAAGGGTTCTGCCGCTGTGAGTGGCGTTAGTAAGCGTGACATCAGCGTCTGCGAGGCTTACGGGGCCGTCACCAATGGTCGCAACCTCGGTGATTGTGCCGGTAGTAGAATCTTTGCTGATGGTCTTGAATGTGGTTTCAGAGCGTACTGGCCCCAAAAAAGTAGTATTAGCCATGTGAGTCTCCTGTCGTGGCCAGAGTCTAAATGTTCCCCGTGGAACAATTAGTCAGGAAAAAAAGGGGGCCGAAGCCCCCGTACTATTAGGACGTGCCGGGCGAACCGTAGATGCCCAGAGGATCGGATACGCCGAAGCTGTATCGCTCACGAGCCTTGTATCGGACGTTGCCGGTATCAAAGTCGCCGTCCATTGAAGTCTCCAGCGCGGTACGCTGAAAGTGCTTCATGCCGTTCGGTACATCGGTGATGATGAAGAAGGCGTTGGTATCAGTCAGGAAGTGGTTGACTGAGTAGCCTTCCGGAATCGAGCCGTTGTTGCGAAGGGCGTTGATGTCGTTGTCAGCCGTGCCAACTCGACCCTCAGTCTCAAGCAAGCGAGTTGCTACAAACTGAAGCGCGGGTGGAACGATCAGACGACGAGGACGTGCCGCGATCAGCAGACCACGCTCATCGGTGAATGCGGCGATGTTAATCACTGCATCTTCCAGAGAGGTCTCATTCAAGTCAGCCGCAACGGTAGGACGGTTAGCATTGGTACCACCGTTTACCAGCGGGTGAGATGTGCTGAACAGCGTTACGCCGTCACCAGAGTTGTAAGACGTGAAGCCGTCGTTAAGCGGGTTAGCCGCTTTAACCTGCTTGGTGTGAGCCATAGCACGGGCCAGCGCCTTGGTGTAACGAGCAGACAAAGAGTCATACAGGTTATCTTCCATAGCTTCTTCAGTGATGGAGAAGCCGAGAGCGATGGTCTCGTGGTTATAGCGAGCAGTGAAAGACTCCTGTGCTGAGTCGTAGCTGATGGCCGCGCCTTCAGCTTTGACTGGTGCCGCACCGAAGCCAGACAGCTTCACTTCTTCTTCAAACGAACGCTCAGATGATTCAGTTTCGTAAATCATCGTGTGCTCGTCATCGTAGCGCTCATACTCCAGACCGAACAAAGCGTTCAGTCCGGGCAGAAGCTCTTTCAACATTTGTGCGCGTGAAATAGCCATTGTTTATGCCTCCTTAAACGCCAAGCGCCGTATCGTAGGCATGGCTTCCGGGCAACCAAGTGACGATGCAATCGGTGAACGAGTCACCTACCGCACTGTCAGGCCCGTCAACAAAGTCAACGATTCGGAGTGGGAACGAGTTAGTGGTAGCAATCGAAGAAGCGTCGAGCGCATTCTTACTGCGGCCAATCGAGGTTGATCCGGCAGTGCTGATTGCCTGTACGTTGTTGCCAAGGCCGGTCTGGGCAATAGAGCCGTCGCCTTGCATCTGCATGACCAGCTTGGGGTCGTCGCAAACGTAGGCTACAGCGTCAGATGCCGCAGTAGAAGCAGGCCAGTATTGGCTGAAGGTTGGTTGTCCGGTGGTGGGATCTGTGTAAGCACAACCACAGAACACACCAACAGTACCGGCGACAACAGCAGTAGTAACTGCGGCCTTCTCGACGGTGCCTGCGGCAACCAGTTTTACGAAGTCGCCATAAAAGATGTCAGTGCCGTAGCCTGAAGCAACTTTAATGTGGCGAACCTTCCCGGTGAAGGAACCGGAGGCACTGAGCGTACCTACGGGTTCTGCACCCATTGGAGTAGCTGAAGAAGCCATTTCCTTTCTCCTTGAAAGTTAGCAACCGAAACCACCCCTTGCGAGGTTAGTTTCGACCAAAGGTTGTCCGAGTGGACCGCTCTGGATTAAGAACGGGCATTCGGGGATCGTTTTGCTTGAGGAAGTTGTTGTCCACAGACTCCATCTGATTAGATGCCATGTTCTGGAAGTGCTCCTCTCTGGCCTTCATCTTGTCGGCTGGTGCCTTGCAAAGAAGCAAGCCGCCGATCTCGATGTTGCCATCAAAACGGGAGTCAATGTCTGACATGACATTCAGCTCTGGATGATCTTCCGACTTAACCGGAACCCAGCCTTCCCTGAACTTCTGAGAGACATTGGTGTTGTCTGCGTGACCCAAGGTGCTTGTTCGTACCCACCGGAATACCCAGCCGTCTTGCGGCTCTGGTGTCGGAAGCACGGATGCAGGCAACCATGAATCGGATGGACGTTCTTCTACCTCTCGGGCTTCTGCCGCCCGCGTTGTGCGCTCTTCTGCCATGATTAGCTCTCCTTGAGTAACTGGTTGGCATATTGTTCGGGTGTAAGACCAAGACGCTTAGCGAGTGCGACTTGGGTGCGGCTCAACCTCACTTTGCGTGGTTTGGCGCCATTGTTCCTTGCGGAAGGTGCCACCACCACGGAGGGGCTTCGGGAAGTCGAGGAGACCGGACTCTCTGAGTCGGTCGAGCCACTACTCTCTTCTCCGAAGTATTCTGGGAACTTGCCCTGCACACGCCGGTCAAGCTCGTCATAGTAGTCGTCTGTCTCGGGGTCGAAACCCTCGTGACGGATCATCTTTTCGTGAACGCCGTAGGCGAACGCGGTCATTTCCATGTGGTCCTCAGACTGGAACCACTTGTTCTGATCTGCCCATGCCAGTGCTTTTTCGCTTGGCTTGCGCAGTTGAGCCTGTTGTTGCTCCGGCTGTGGGGCCTGCTGGGCCGTCACATGCTGAGCAAACTCATCCTCTTTTGGTAAAGGCTTCGACGCCTTGTAGTGGTGGGTTCTCTGAGAAATCTGACCCAGCTCATACTGTGCGCTATTTAGCGCCTTCTGAGCCTCAATCTGCTTCTCAGTGTTGCCCTCCTCTACAGCTTGGCGAAGCGATGCTTCTGCGCTCGCCATCGCCATTTGGGCGCGTCGCTCTGACTCTCCGAGAAGAGCCCCTTCGCCCTGATGAAGTACACGCTGGAGTTCGCGATTTTGGTCTGCATACTGCTGGGCAACCTTAATCGCCTCTTCCCGCATACGCTCCGCATCTTCCCGGAGTCGCCGCTCTTGGTGCTGTTCATAACGGAGTTTATTGATGCGCTTCTTGACTTTATCGCCGTAGCCCTTCAGCTCATCGTCATCGTCGGCAGACTCGTCCTTGGCAGGCTTTGCCTTTGCGATTGGGCGCCTATCTTCTGGCTCCCGATCATCGACAACCTCAATGTCAACACTGGGGTCGGACTCTTCTTGATCGACCTTCTTGCCTATCGTAGTCCGAACCCCGAGGAACTTGTCCTCGTTTGACATGGACGATTCTTCCATCTCAATCTGTTCTTCGCTCATACCTTCTCAATCCCCCTTGGGTCCTCAACAACAGCTTCAACGCTGTCGTCATTGATTAGTCGAAACTCTTTACCGTGCACCTTGAATCGGGTGCCGCTATACGAACGCATCAGAATCCAGTCCCCTTCTTGGCAGTAAGCGCCATTCGGAAACCGTTTCTCGTCCTTGTAAGCGTCTGCGCCCATCTTCAAAACGAACCCACAGATGGAACCAATCTCTTCCACCTTGAGTGTTTCAGCCGCCTTGATGATGCCGCCTTCCGTTTTCTCGTCAGGCTCTGGCAGTGCGATAAGTAGTTTGTAACCCTTGGGTTCTGGAAGTTGACTTGCCGTCTTTGGCTCTTCCGTCATGTTGTACATCCCTGCACCGAAAAGTGGCGTTCGGAGTCGCCTTGCGTCGCTTCATGCAACGAAATCGGAAGCGCTCACTCCGTGAGCGTTTATTCTCGTTCTAGTCTGTTGTTTAGATCGAGAAGCTCGCGTTCGGCGTAGGCTAGGCCCTCAATGATGCCGGTACAGCGAGAGTAATCATTCATGTCTTTGCAACCACCGCCTGCGACGTGATCCGTCACCTCGTTCATGTGGTCGCGGTAAATTTTTTGCAGTGCGGCTAACAAGTTGTTAGTAGCGATATTACTCATTATCAATCAGGCCCTTGACTACGTTAAATCCTGACCTGAACCCTTCGATCTCTTCTCTTGAGCGATTGGCGTCTTTGGCTGTCTGCATTTTTGCCGCCAGCTTTGCCGCTTCGATTCGCTCCTGAGTCTGGAGTTTCTCCATGTCTACGACAGCCTTGCCCTGCGCCTTCTGGAGATCCGCCTGTATCTTGGCCATCTCCGCTTGCGCCTTGGCAACCGCCTCACCTTCCTTGATCTGCAATTCTCTTTGTTGCATCTGAACTACAGGATCTTCCTGCATCTCAGCATTCTGCTCGGCCTGCGCCATACGCTGTGCCTTGCCTGTCACCTGAGCGGCGGCAGGAGCAACCAGCTTGGATATACGGAACTCAATATCTTCAGGCAGTGGCTCGTCTGGGGGCGGAAGCTCTACACCCAGCTCACGCTCAATCTTGGCCCGATACTCAAACGCAACGTGCTCGGAGATATGCGCGGCCATAGCCGCCGCCGCCGCTTGAGCGGTGGGGCTCTTCTCCATCAACTGCATGACCTGCGGGTTCTCCATCAGGGACATGTGCACCTGAATGTGTGCCTCATGGTCTTGATAGAGGAACGCCTTGACTGGCTCACCGTTGATGATGTTCATGTTTTCGCTGACAGGATCTGTCGGCTTGATGTCATCCTCAAGCGGAACAACCTTTTCCGCATCTTGGATACCCAGCACTTCCAGCATTTGCCGGTGTAGCAGAGGCAGGTCGTACATCTGTGGCGCCTGAGACGCAAGCTGTAGTGCCGCCTGATACTGCATGATGCGTTGCGCCATCGTGCCCGCATTCGGGTCGCTGACGGGAATAATGTCTACGCGGTCGTCGAAATCCGTGGCTACCAGCGGGCCTTCGTCTGGCTCGTAGGGGTAAACATCGGGGCCGTAATCTCTGACAAGTTCAGAAAGGATCTTTAGCTCTCTCGACATCGCGTGGTGGACGCGGCTCTGAACCGCGCTCAGCACCTTCATCTCGCGCTCAAGCACTGCCAGCGTGGTGCCTACAGGCGCCTCACCGTTAATGTCTGACGCCTTAACATCTGCGGCTGACGCAAACCGACGCCCTTCCTGAACAATGTCGCCCAGCAACTGATACAGGACGCCACTTGGCTCCTTGTATGGCAGGAAGGTGATGTTGTCGCGGATGGCGCCACTGGGAACGTCCACATCCCTAAACTCTCCGGGCATGATGGGCGTGTCGTCGCCTTTAATTCTGAGTCCGCGAGACTTCAGACCGCCCGGAAGATTCGATAGGGTGCCTGAGTCGACGAGCTGTCGCAGGATAGATGTGGCTGACTTAGACAGCCCACCAATCATGTGCACCAAGCCGAAGCCATAGAACCCTAGTCCGGGCAGGTATTGATAGTGAACGTAGTGTTCACGCCGCATCTTTTGCGGGTCGTTCTCGTACCAGTTGCGTCGGATCGACAGGATCGTTCTGGACGACTTGTCAATCGTGACGATATACGGGAGCGCGATGCCTGTGGGCTCGCCCCTGTCCGTATCTTCAAATCCGGGCAGGTCAATATCTACCTGCATCTCCAGCAAGGTGTGCCGGTTGTCGTACTCGTAGTTTTCTGAGTCGCCAGTGAGCCTGTTGTATTTGGCCTGTATCTCTGACAAGTCAGGCGTTGAGGGAGGCAGGTCTACATCTGCGTAGAACCCAGCAACCTGCAACTTGCGAATCTCATTGACCGTGCGCTTCATCACATGTGTGGCGCGCTCACACGTTGTCAGGTCAGAGGCGCCGTAGCTAACAACGAAGTCCTCTGCCGGCACAAACATTGCGCAGGGTCGACCCATACTGGGGTCGTAGTACACCTTACGGAATGCTGAGCCTGCAATCGGGAGAGAGAACAGCAGCTTCTCTGTCTCGGTCCTGTACTCCGTCATCCGCTGAGTGATGAGGTAGTTCAGGTAGTTCTGTACCCGATTAGCCTGCTTGGTCTTTTCATCGTCCAGCTTGCCCACAATCGCCGTCTTGACGGGGCCACTGGCGGGGTAAATCTCTTGTATCGTTTGCGCCTGAAAGCGCACAACCGCTTCTGACAGCATGGGGTGGAATACACCGCACGCGCCTTCCCACGGGGTAGAGCGGTCCTCAAACTTGAGTCCCAGCAGATCCAGACCGCGAATATAAGAATCTTCCCAGTCCGCCCTGCTGTTGCGATCCGCCTCAAATGCCGACACCAACTCAGATGCGAGAGCGTCTAGCTCTCCGTCTGACAAGTAGTCAACAAGGTTGGAGTCGTGGCGAGCCCCCAGAAGTTCAGCCGCATCGGGATCGAAGTCGATCATCATGCCGCCTTCATCATCGAAAATTCCGACTGCTTCTGGGTTTTCGATCACTATTTCTAGTGACGGATCTTCTGGCGCCAACTCACCAGCAAAGGGTGTCGCCGCCTTATCAATGGCCATAATTAGCCCTTGCCGCCTCTTTTAGCTCCGGGCCTGTGTCCGGGCCGCTTCCTCAATCCTTTCCGCATATCGCCAAACTTCCCCTTCGGCTGGTTCGGATTGCCTAAGCCGGGCATTGTTCTGCCGCCCCTGAAATAGCCCTTGGTATTGGGGACCATGCCACCGGCCTTCATCTTGCCTTCGCCGTCAGCCGCGAAGAATGGAACTTCCTTGCCATCCTTGCCCTCGACCATCTTCAGCTTGCCGCCAGAAGCGTACATCTTAGATGTTTTCTTCATCATGCTCGTCACCTGCATATAGGTTGTTAAAGACTCGATTCACGTCCAGCGTGTAATCAAGGTCTGATTTTGAATAGTGGATATGCTGTGACGGCCTAAAGTCGGGCGCCCCTTCACCTGCCTCAAACCAAGCTGGGTGTGTCACCCTGACTCGGTTGTTAGGCAGTGCCACTATGTTTCCAGTCCACGGACCCGCATCCAGCAATTCCATCACATGGCTTTGCTTGTGTTGTGCGGGATCATCCGCGATCTCACTGTCGGTGTAATCCACCGTGAACATGTACTTCGCTGGGAAGAACTTGTCGTCAATTTTTGCCATCCACGGGCACGGTGTCGCACGCTCCAGCACATACACGCTGTGTTCTCTGGAGGAGCAGTCCCAAGGCTGGGCCGCGTAAACTGGCATTGGCTCTGGCCACTCCTCAAACGGGGTGTCGGCTACCAGAGCGGTGATGGGCATCCTTGCCCACATTGCCCCTCCGTGAACATTCGGCTCGTCGGAGTCGTAGGTTTCAGCGCCTGTGAATATGATCTGAAAGCTAAGGCACCGACAAGGCATTGTGGTAACAGCGATTGCCATCGCATGAAGAAACTCACCATGATATTTCTGATGATTGTGCGTGTATTCACGCCGCACCCAGCACTTGAAGTGCGGGATGTTGCTCTGCAAAAAAGCCATTTAGTAGTAGTCTCCCCTTCTGGCGTAGTCCACTGGCTCATCTTCTTCGTCAGTGTGTAGAGAGAGAAACCCTCCCTGACGGAATCTGAGTAGTGCCTGCGTGGAAGAGTCCACTAAATCGTCATGCTCACCTGATGGGAACGATGCAAATTCTTGGATAACCTCTTCCGCGAATCTGGTCTGCGGCGCCCAAACGACGCCCGACGCGAACAAGTCAGCAACAGCGTTCACTCTTGCTATCTTGTCATTACCACGAGACGGGGTGTATTCCGCGACCGGAATCCCCATAGCTCGTAGCTCA